GTACTATTAGTGCTCTTATCATCTTGCTTCTCCTTTTTATTAAAAATTCTGTCGTAGTTTTCATCAAACTTTTTCTTGTCAGTAGGTCTTTGTAGACTACCTTTTCCACCATCACCCATCAGGATTCTCCTTTTCTCTTTCTTGCTGTATAAGTTCTTTTATATATTCCTGCCTATATTTATACGACTCTAATAACTCTACATCATTTTCAATAACTACATCTGACTTAGCAATTTGCAGATTAAGTCGACCAATATGATATGCTGAATCTTGGAACAAAGTGCTTAATCCTTCTCTACCGTACTCTTGGAAATATCTATCCACATACCCTCTATCCGCTCTTCGAAGGTGTTGTAATTCAAGCTCTGCATTTTCTTTTTGTCGTCTAAGTTTTTCTTTTTCTTCTTTCGCTTTCTTGCGTTCTAGTCTTCTTTCTCTTACTTCTTTTTCTTCTTGTTTGCGTTTAGCTTTTAATTCTTCTTCCGCTTTTTTGCGTTTTATTCTTCTTTCTTCATCTTGTCTTTCTTGTTCTGAAAATATTTCTTCTGCATAAGCAAATGGGTTTGTTTCTTCTTCCTCTTGTAAAACTATTTCCCCGTTAAAGAACCAATCTGTATTATTATCTTTTTCTTCTTCCTCTTTTTCATCTTTTTTAGAATGAGGATTATATGTCTGCACATGGTGTTGATCTATACCATTTAGTAATTCTTCTTTTGTCGGGACATCTGTATCATACTCAAGGGTATATAATCTATCAGGATCAATCATGTCTAGATAGTCTACATACCCATTTACTTTCCAGTCCATATACCATTTTAAGTCCCGAGTGGCATACGGTTCGTGCTGTCTAAAAATACCTCGTCGTCTAACAGTCGCCATAACTGTCACCATAACTTGCCTCACACGCAACTGGTAAAACCTTAGCCCAGTCAGGTGGTGTTGACATGATTTTCATTACATATTCTTGTGCTGATTCAACTTCATCTTCAGGAACCACACAAACCGCAGCATCATGCACTGTTAGCACAGGACGATACTTTTTATTTATCTCGAGCATCTGTTCGCCCACAATAATTCTAGCTAGGGCTTGAACAACATTCTCAACAACTGATCCACCCCATATGCCTACTTCCCCCCGTCTACTCTTATATAAGAATCGAGGTCTTGTTTCACTGGTGTCCAATCTTATTTTCGGATACCTAATATAAAGTCCGTTCGGTAATTTTATACCTTCTTGAGTAACTAATAAACACTGGTGCTGTCCGAGATAATAAGGCTTTTTTAGTTCGGGCCATGAAGCTATGTCATGTAGGGCATTCTCACACTCGCGCCATAACTCTATAACTTTTTCATTTACATCACGGTAAACTCCAACCAGTCGTTTACTTTCTTCATCGTCTATCTCAACTCCCGCCATTAGCTTTAATGTCATCTGTAATTTAGTCGCCCCTGTGCCATACCCTAAACCTAGAATACAAGTCTTACCTACGGCTCGTTCCTGTTTAGTTATCTCATCAACTGGCTTGTTATATACCTTAGATGCAAACTCAGAATAAACATCACGCCCTTCTTTAAACCACTGCATGACATCGTTCTGACCTGCAAGCCAGACAAGCACTCGGGCTTCGATCTGTGAGGAGTCACAGTTAATAACTTTGTAACCTAGTGGGGCTATAACTCCATTCTTCAATGCTTTTTTCTTTACGTCTCTCGATGGTAAGTTTTGGAAGTTCACCTTATCTGATCCTGCCCATCGCCCTGTGTGAGCGCCGTAATACTTTAATGGAATAGGTAGTTTGCCTTTGTTCCTAGCCCCAATACCAAGAAACCTTTCAATACGAGACTCTTCAATAGTAGACTTCGTGCCTAACCTCACCCGACAAAGTTCTTGGATAAAGTTATCCTCGTGTTCGCACAGTTCAAGAAAGCCCGTGTCGCCTTTTGCAAGGGCATAGGTTTCTTTGTTTGTTGTTGGGCTTATTTTCAGTGGCACAGTTACACCAAGTTCTTGTAATAGTTCTGCAAACTGTTTGTTACTGGCTAATTTCTTCCTTACTTCTTCTTCGGTCTCACAACCTAGTCGATTCATTAACCCACCAAGCAGTGCTTGTTTTTCTTCTCTAACTTCTTCGAGCCGTGCTTGTAATAATCCATCATCAACTTCGAGTAGTGGCTGTGTATACATACGCAAAGTCATGTCAATTAATTCTAGTTCTTTTTGTGGGAAGTCTTTAGATAGAATGTTAAATAGGTTATAAGTCAGCTCGACATCATTCTTACAATACATTCCATACCGGTGTAGTTCATGCTCTTGGAAGTCCTCAAGCCGTTTGCCTTTTGCATCAATTACTTCATGGCCTTTTTCCCCAAGATCATAATGTTTAGCTAAGAAGGCTAACGATCCACCAACATCAACGCCATTGACTGCACGAGCCATAGACAAAGTATCAAAGTATATAGCAGGGTGAATACCAAAGATCATGCTAAGAATAGCGCCATCAAAAAGCGTGTTATGACAAAGTAAAACTGAATCGCCCCAATTAATTTTAGTAAGGGCTTTCTCTACTTCATCGCCTGAATACCACTTGGTAGAGCCGTCATTAATTTTTATACCAACCCCAATAATTTGGAATCGTTCGTCTCGGATATATTCTTCGGTAGTTAAATTGGATAGACTAAAACCGACATCATAAAATGTCTCAAAGTCTAATGTGATTAGATTCATCAGTGGGAGTTCTTTCCGTGTTTCACATAATCAGATATAGTGTAGAGTATTCTTTCTGTTTCTTCTTTACTCCACTTTCCTACGGGGAATGAAATTGTTTCTTCATCTATTAAAATTTCTGATTCTAAACCTAGTTTCTTTACTATTTCTGTAAATAATTCTATGAATTCAGCTTGCGTCATTATTACTCTCTTTCTTTTGTTGTTTACAATAGCCATGTGCGTCCAGTGTGAAGCCACACCACCACTTTTTATCTGAGTAGTATTTGGCTTCAGCCTTACACTTGTTACATTTATTACCAGTTGTTTTTATTGCCATACCAATAGAGCCAAAAGTATTAGCATAACACAAACTCCTACTAAGTATGCCTTTCTAGTTTCAGCTAAATTATCTTCACTAGATTTAACTAGGTAATATTTTGTATATCCTAGTGCTTCTCGCTCAGTTCTAGGGGTAGGGGTATAGGCGTTGTGGGGCTGAAAAAATCTATAATTCTGTTTAAGATTCTTTTCCCATATCCTTATTGTTTTTTTGCTCACGTTCATATTCTCTCCGATCTTTCTTAATCTGTTTAATTCTTTCACGTCTACTTTCATCTGACATATAAAACCAATTTGATAAGTCCTCGTAGGTTCTGAAACAACTTATACATCTTGGCTCTCCATTAATTTCCTCGTAGCGACATATGCTTGTGCATGGACTAACTATACCTTTCTTGTTCATCTCTGCACTCCACACTACACCATCTGCGTTTGCCTGTATCGTTTTCTTTTACTTTTGTGTCAAGTGTTCTCATTGTAGCATCTAATGCTTTTTGCACTTGCTCATTAGCTATATCAATCTCATCTGCCACTTAAACTTCCTAAATTTTTCATCCACGGGGTGTTAGTGCTTTTTGTCATTTTTTTCTTTGGAACTTTAACACCAGCTTCATACATTTGGTCAAGCACTTCACCTTTGTATCCAGTCCACTGTGTAATTTTTGTGCGAGTAGCATTTGGAAATTTTTTTAATACTTCTTCTACTCGTGCTACTTTTTCTTCAAAACTTAACCTTCTATTATCTTTCATAATAAACATTCTCCTACTAAATTAAATAATTCTTGTTGTAAATTTTTCTTAGGCTTGGTGTCCAATTTTCTTATATCAAGAAAAGGTTTTTCTTTTCGATACCAAGCATACTCAGTTTTAGACATACGAAGTTTACGAATGATGTTCCCTTCGTCATCATAAATGGCGTGTGTAAATTCAATCATTGATTGTCTCTGACTTTCTTCCTTAGTTTTTGTAGATAGTAATCAGCTTTATCAAGATCTTCAATACCATTCTTTAATGCGAATCGCCAAACATATTTGATTACATTAGCTACGCATACTGCTACGATACCTACTAATCCCATTGTTGCTGATTCTATTGCGTCGATACACTCGACCTTGCCTTGAGTGTAATGTTTTGGTTTGTTTACTACATCGTTTTTTGCCATGACTGCCTCTATAATTTTCCTACTTGTTTAGTTTGGTTGATAACTTTACTTTGATTATCTAAAAAAGGTATATCGGCTTTTGTTTTTGTTAATGCATAGTAGTCTAACTGCACTTTGGCACTGGCAATCATCTTACCCGCAATATTAGCTAATGAATCAGCTTCGTTTGGTTTTATATCTTTGTTACGTAAATCTTCAAATATTTCAGCTAACTGATCTCTTACATCACTTATGGTTTTCATACTAACTCTCCTTTATTTAAGTTTTTAATTTCTCTTTGTATTAATATTTGCAAACGCTTTGCTTCTATTAATTCTTTTGGGACATCTTTTATTG